TAGCGTGGTTTCTAATGCCACAAACGGCATAGAACCACCTAGAGATTATCTATCAGTTAAGAAATCTAAAAAAGGTCCTTTAAAACAAATCGTACCAGATTATAAAAGACTTAAAAATAATTATACTCTACTATGGGATATGAAATCAAATGAAGGTTACATAAACGTAGTATCTATTATGCAGAAATATTTTGACCAGGCAATATCAGGTAACTGGTCTTATAATCCTGAAAACTATGAAGACAATCAAGTTCCTGTGTCAGAAATGGCACAAGATTTGCTAACTACGTATAAGTATGGTTGGAAAACATCTTACTATCAAAATACGTATGACGCTAAAAAAGATGTAGATGAACCACAACATAGTATTGACTATGAAACTCCAGTAGAAGACAAGCCTAAAGAAGTTGAAGATGAAGAGGCGTGTGAAAGCTGTACAATTTAAAAAGGTAATAAATAAAACGAAATGGTAAAAAGTGTATTCAATAAAGATAAAGGATTAGATTCAACAAAACAGTTAATGTTTTTTGGTCCAGATTTAGCAGTACAAAGATATGATAATATGAAATATCCTATCTTTGATAAACTGAATCAACAACAGTTAGGTTATTTTTGGAGACCTGAAGAAGTATCTTTACAGAAAGACAGAAACGATTACCTTGAATTAAGAGAAGAACAAAAGTTTATCTTTACTTCTAATTTAAAATATCAAACAATGTTAGATAGTGTACAAGGTAGAGGACCTTGTTTAGCATTTTTACCTTTTTGTTCATTACCAGAATTAGAAGGTTGCATTGTAACGTGGGACTTTATTGAAACAATACATAGTAGATCATACACATACATTATTAAAAACTTATATTCAAATCCAAGTGAAGTCTTTGATACAATTATACAAGATGAAAAGATTGAAAGAAGAGCACAATCAGTAACTAAAACTTATGATGACCTAATTAATATGGGTTATCAATGGGCGATTGATTCTAAAAAAGTTGATCTGTATGAATTGAAGAAAAGAATGTATCTTGCTATGGTAACTGTAAACATACTTGAAGGTTTAAGATTTTATGTATCATTTGCTTGTTCGTTTGCATTTGGTGAATTAAAGAAACTAGAAGGTTCAGCAAAGATTATATCTTTTATTGCTAGAGATGAAAGTCAACATCTTGCAATGTCGCAAAGAATAATTAATAACTGGAAAGATTATGAAAATGATAAAGACTTCTTAAAGATAATTAAAGATACTGAAAAGGAAGTTTATGCTATGTATGATGAGGCAGTCCAAGAGGAGAAACGTTGGGCAACTTATCTGTTTAGTAAAGGTTCTATGATAGGTTTATCAGAAAAACTTTTACATCAATTTGTAGAGTATATGGCGAATAGAAGAATGAAGGCCATACAATTAACTCCTGCTTACGACCAAAAAACAAATCCATTACCTTGGGTTGAACATTGGTTAAATAGTAGAAGTACACAAAACGCACCACAAGAAACAGAAATAGAAAGTTATGTAATAGGTGGTATTAAACAAGACGTTAAGAAAGATCAGTTTAAAAAGTTTAAACTATAATGACATTAGAAATCAAACTAGATAAAGCAAAAAAACATTGTTCTAATTGCGATACTAAATATTCAGTAGAATGGAATATAGAAGAACAAGATTTAGAACCATTAACTTGTCCATTTTGTGGTTACGAAGTAGAATTGGATGACGTTGATGAGGTCGAAGAACGATACGAAACCGAAGACGATAGTTGGAATTGATTATAGTTTAACAAGTCCTGCTGTTTGTATTAATAATGAGGGTGAATATATGTTTTATTATTTGACAAGTAAGAAAAAGTACATTGGTCAAATGGCAAAGAATATTATTGGATATGAACACCAAGAATATGACACACCCATAAAAAGATTTAGTCAAATATCAGATTGGGCAATCAACACATTTAATAGATTAAGTTACGATTTAAAAAACTTAAAAGTTTTTATTGAAGGATATTCTTTTGGTTCAAAAGGACAAGCAGTATTTCAAATAGCAGAAAACTGTGGTATTTTAAAATACAGATTACAACAATTAAAAATACAATACGATACAGTTGTACCGAGTGTAGTAAAAAAAGGTGCAACAGGTAAAGGTAATGCAGACAAAGATATGATGTATGAATCATTTGTCAAAGAAACTAAAATAGATTTAAAAAAGATATTTGATACAGATAAAGTAGGCAATCCTATATCAGATATTGCAGATAGTTATTTTATTCAGAAAGTTGGTTATGAAAATAGCGGTAGTAACAACCTTAAATAAAAAATTATATGAGTATTATGCTCATAGATTTTATTCGACTTATAATTGGCCTTTTGATTGTTACATTTACCACGAGGGTTGGATACCAGAGATTGACCCTATGCGACCAATCATACATAGAGATATACACGAAACAAATCCTACGTTAAAAGATTTCATTACTAGAAACGAAAGTAGAAATACTTTTAGTGTAGAAAAAGATGACCCTAGTAAAATCATTTACGGTTTAGATTTCTTAAAAGACGCAATCAGATTTAGTTATAAAGTATATGCAAAGACACATTTAATGCTTGAAGGTAATTATGATTATGTATTTTGGATTGACGCAGATGTAGTGTTTAAAAAAACAATTACTGAAAAAGAGATTTTAAATAAAATATTACCACAAGATCATACAATATGTTATTTGGATAGACCTGCCCCACCTAAATATCCTGAATGTGGATTTGTAGGTTATAATTTAACAAATAAACATACTAAAAAATTTGTAAGAGAATTAAGAAATTATTATGAACAAGATTTATTGTTCAATGAAGAACAATGGCACGACAGTTATGTATGGGATAGAGTTAGATTTAAATATCTATCTGGTCAACCTCAACATATATTAACTGGAACTAGAAAAGATGGTCACGTTTGGCCTAAATCTAAATTAGGTGAATACTTAACTCACTTAAAAGGTAAAAAGAAAAAAGACGAGGGAAAGGATACTTTTGATATATGAAAGCAGGTAAGATATGGGGAAAAACAGAATTAATACACGCAAACGGTGTTTTAGAATTTCACCGAATAGAGTATAAAAAAAATGTTGCTTGTTCAAAACATAGACACAAATACAAATGGAACGGTTTTTTTGTAGAGTCTGGTAAAATGATGGTTAGAGTATGGCAACAAGGCAAACAAGAAGGACTAATAGACGAAACAATTTTAAATGCAGGTGATTTTACAAGAGTTAAACCTGGATTGTTCCACGAGTTTATTGGACTAGAAGACGGTGTGGCATTTGAATTGTATTGGGCAGAATTTGACCACAATGATATAGAAAGAGAAAGTCAAGGTCGTCCTGTAAATGAAGACGTTACATTTAAGGCAAGTGATGAAACATTTTCTAGTAACACAGCACATCAAACAGAAGCATTTTTAGTAGAAGGTATTGAATGAACGGAATAGAGTTTTTATATCATATATTATTTGTTGAAAAAGACATTGCATTATGGGGTATAATAACTATGGGTATAATATTTGCCCTTATAAGTATCATTATGGATTATGGATTTGACTCAGACAAAGGACATTAAAAATGATTAGAGTTTTTATAGGATATGATGACAATGAAAAGGTGGCGTTTAGTGTATTAAGTCATAGTTTACTTAAACACTCAACACAACCTATTGCTATAACACCTATTAGATTACAGAATATTAAAGATGTATTTGTAAGAGAAAGATTGCCAATACAATCTACTGACTTTGCATTTAGTAGATTTTTAGTACCTTATCTTTGTAACTATTCTGGACACGCAATCTTTATGGATTGTGATATGTTATCACGTGCAGACATATCATTATTATGGCGACAAAGAACTACGAAGTATGCCGTACAATGTGTGCAACACGATTATACACCTAACAGTACGGTTAAGTTTATGAATCAACCACAAACAGTTTATCCTAAAAAGAACTGGTCTAGTATGATGATCTTTAATAATGCGAAGTGTACAGCATTAACACCTGATTATGTTAATAGTGCTAGTGGTTTAGAACTTCATCAATTTAAATGGTTAGAAAGTGAAGACTTAATAGGTAAAGTAGATGAAGAATGGAACTGGTTAGTCGGTGAATACGAGTATAGTCAACACGCTAAATTAGTACACTATACTGAAGGTGGACCTTACTTTGAAAATTACAAAAAATGTGATTATGCAGATGAATGGTTTGATACATATAACGAAACAACTAAAGTAGATTTAAAATAATATGAAAT